TTCTGCTTCACCACTATCATCATCTTCATCCCCACGACCGAGGCGTTGCTGGAGTTCCACGTAGGCTTTCTCCAACTCTTCCGCGTTCCTGTATTTACCAGCCAGTAGATCTGCCTGGTCTTCAAGCATCTTCTCGCCTACTTCAAGGCTGTCTTGTTCTTCTGCTTCACGAGCAGCAAGAGCTTCGGGATCGTCAGATGGATCGTATGAAATGTTAATAGCCATAGGTGCTAGCTAGGTGGTTGAGCGGGGGGTTGTTGTTGTTGTGGGGGCTGCCCAGACATAGTCTGCATGGCAGCTTGAATACCATCAATAGCTTCAGGATTCTTAGAAGGATCCATAGCAGGAGCCGATGCAAACTGACCAGCTTGCTGGACCAACGAGGCTTGCATCTGTTGCTGCATAGCTTGCTGCTTCTCGTTCTGGATCTGCTCCATACCTTTGACAAGGTTAAGGATGTCAATACCTTGAGCAGCAGCGAGACGTTTGATAGCCTCATCAGGATTGATGTATTGCTGTAGAGCCTGAGGACCCATGGTCTGTGCAATGGTAGTCACAAACTGAATCAACGACTCACGGTCTTGACCACGTCCCAAGGCATTGATGCCTGCAACAATGGTAGGTGTCACCAGTCCCTTAGGTAGGGATGGGATTTGCTTAGACCGAGTAAGGTCTAGCATCTTACGGTTAAGGTAAGGGATGAGGAACTCAACAGTCAACAAGGAGAACAATCCACCCAGTTGTTGTTCTAGTTCCATCTGAGTCATGCGAACTTCTTCAGCAGTAGTCCGCTCACTCTGCCTCACATTGAGGATAAGGAACGCTTCAGACAAACGTCTCTCTAGAGTGTTAGCAAGCTCGAATGCAGTACGGAAGTCTGCAGTCTTACCTACTTGAATCACACCGATGTCATCGGGGCGACCCTGAATGATAGCACCATTACCAGCATTAGCCAAGGAGGCAGGCTTAGTAACAGAGCTAGGTGAGACAGTAAAGATTACCTTAGCTGCTGCTGCACTACCCTCAACAAGGGCTTGCATCAAAGCTTCTAAAGACTTTAGATCGCCAAGGAATTCCTCAACACGACCCCGTCCATAATCTTCACCGTCAACAGTGACAAAGCGTAAGGGTAGCCAGGGGCTCTTATCCTTTGGAGCTTTACCATAAGTATCAGGCAGTATCTTGTCATCAGCTTCCTGATACCAAGTCCATCCTTTCTTAGTCAGCTTGATGCAGGTAAAAACATCTACATCTTTTTCAAATTTACTGCCAACACTAGAGTCAACAACACTCAACTGCTTTGGGTTCTCAAATTCAGGACCCAGCATTGAACGGTTGACACGCTCTCGTGTGACAATCTCAGTGAGGTTACCGTTACCATCTCGCTCGACAACGTAACGATTCAAGGGGTACATCTTCATGCCATCTTTGCTCATGTAAAGCAAGGCATTACCAGTGACCACTAGATGCTTGATTGCTGAAAAGATCTGAACACGATCAGTAGAAGCAGCGATGCTTTCCATGATCATGCGTTCAATCTTAGCAAAGCTTAGATCCAATTCACTCTTTGCTTCGGCAGGGATCTCAACTCCTAACTTGGAGTCATCCAACTGAAGTTTAAAGAACGAAGTGCTAGGAGGTAGTAGACCCAGCATCAATTTAGATGCTAGAGTCACCACTCCCTTTGCACCTACCGATTGCCAAGGAGTCTTGAACCGAGTGTGATCGGTTGTTGTCTCCTCATGCATTAGCAGAGTAGGGATTGTTAGCTTAGAGCACTCAAGTGCAATGTCGAGAAAGGCGGTACGGCCACTGGTCAGTTCATGATACCGTTGCCGTGCGCTTTTCATAATTAATAATTTGTACCAGTGCTACCGCCAATGTTTAGTCCTTGACCAGGAGCAGTCTGTAGAGATGCTGTGCCAGTCCTTAGACGCTCACGTTTCTTAGAAGATGTATCTTTCTTTTTTAAGGTAGCCTTTTCATCTGCGGTAAGCTCAGGTGCAGGGGTAGCACTAGCAGGTTTAGTTGGGTCTACTTTCTGCACTGGAGCTGGAGGTGGGGGTGGTGTAGGTAGTGGGGGGGTCGATTGTGATCCTTGTTGTCCGCCGCCGAAACACATAATTAATCCTTGGATAATTTTTCTTTTAAAAATCTAACAACTGAAACTTGGCCAGCTCGAAAAGAAATTTCTTTGTCATCGAGCGTGTAGTCAGGAAACTCGTCAGGAAATAGTTCATCAAGTTCTTCTAATAGCCGATCAAACTCAGCCGTACTCAGGAAGATTGACATTGGAGTGCTCAAAAAATGCGGGCATACGAGCACGTCGTGAAGCAATCAAACCTTCTGCCTTGCCACTGTATAGAAGGCTGTCAGACTGCTTCAACCAGAACTCACGGTCGAGGTAAGGATCAGTAGGATTAGATCCTAGTGGCTGCATGATCCATGCTACTGTTGCTTTGCGAAGCTTGTCCAGGTTTTGTGTAACCGTGAGGCCAAGCTCTTTGCAGACGAGACTGTTCGAGGCAACGTGGACTTGCTCGTCTCTTGAGATATCCGCCGATACAGTACGGCATCCTGCGTCCCCATTCCATCTGAAGAAAGGAAGCAGCACGAAAAACACGGACCTCTCGAGCACCATGGCCTTGAGCACGGGATGCTCGGTGGCATCGATCCATGCTCGTTGGATAGCTTGTGCTTCAGGGATGTCTTGAAGCCTGTGAGCTTTTGCAATATAGTTGAGGGCAAGGTCATGCTTCTCTTCATCTTTGATGTTGCTTTCAAGAAGTTCTTTAGCAGCAATAGGGTAGTCTTTTTCTAGGGCACCTTCAATAAAATCTCCAACGGGGATCTCAAGGTTACGTAAGGACAGAGCCCGAAGCATAGCTTCTTCGGACCCTTCTTTGAATTGACCTGCTTCCACTTGTACGGGAGTCCAGGTACGTTTACGAGATAGTAGTTTCTGATAAGGATTCATTCTGCACAATCACAATCGGGGGCGTTGTTTGTGGCAGCTTCAGCCCAGAACTTTTCTACATCTAAGTCTTCAAGTGCAGCCATGGCATTACTCTTATCTTGAGTGTCCGGCATAACTTGTAATGAATAGTAGAGAGAAGTCTGTGGGCTAGCGAGCCACTCTTCGATGAAGGATTGGTCGTAGGTCACGACGTCGCTCCAGCTATTCATGGAATATCCATGCATCAATCCTGTGTTGTTCAACAGGATCATAATATTATCGGCAACCATACGGTATGCCTCCCAGCCTACCTCTGAGGCAATCTCACAGGGGCCGTAATCAAAGTGTTCTACACCAAACGTTCCACTGTCTCGGTCTACTTCAGTAGAGATAGGTGGAGCAATTTCAGGGCAGGTGGTATAACCATCAAGGTCTTTGTAGCGGTAGCTGCACGAGGCAGTTGGTGCAATGGCAAAGGCACGAACCATGTTGTAAGACTTTGCAATCTCTGCAGCAGCTTCAATACCTTTCTTTAGGCTGACTGCTATGTCCCATGCAGGCCATTCTCTAGACTCAGAATCACCAGTGACTAAGCTTTCAAGAGCCAAGCCAAAGTCTTTATAACTTACTCCGTACCTCCGTAAGAGGTTGGCCAGTCCAAGCATTCCGAGTCCGACTTGCCTGTCCACTTCGGGTGACAAGTATTCACCAGACTGTCCAACCCCTGTCTTACTATGGAGTGAGCACAGCTCGGACATACCCGCAATGAAAGCAGAGGGGATTGTTCCGACTGTACAGGCACCAAGAGAGATGTGCTGCAACAAGCAAGTTCCTCGTGAGGGCAAGTAAACCTCAAGACAGACGTTGCCGAAGATTCTGTTTCCATTTGAGTCGTAGCGAACTTTGTTTAACCAGATGTCTCCCTTCTTAATACCTTTGAGAAGAGCATCTTTCTTTTCTTGACTTGCTTCGTCCCACCACTCTTGTGTGATGTTGACGCAGCGTTTGACCCAAGGCAAGACATCACGTGGTGTCTCAATGAACTCTATCAGATCATCATGCCGAGCGTCAATATGCAACACTATCGCGCCGTTTTTATATTTTCCACCCCTCCTGAGAGTTTCGTTAAGAGCCGAATAGATTCGTCCAAATGATACAGGACCACTCGCAACGACGCCAGACTCTCTCTCGAAGCCTCGTGGGTCAAGTTCTGATAGGTGGATTGCAACGCCAGCGCCGTTTCGGAGAGCGTGACTAGCGAATCTCCATGATGCTTCGATTCCATAGGGACCTTCCATTTCATTTGAGACATTTATAACCGTGCACGACACGGGAAGTCGGCCCTTTGGATCATCGATCCATGATTGAACACGACCAGTGCGGGCGATCAGATCAGTAGACATTTATACTAAGTCGTTGAGTGTAGGTGGTTTGTAGTTAGGACCTTTGAGAACTTTACCGTCATCCCGGTAAACAGGTTTGCCATCATCACCAAGCTTTGACATGTTGGACTGATGTACACGATTCATTGCTGTGTCAAGGTCCCATTCTTGACTAGCAGCAAACTGGTATGCAACATACACCAGATCTGCAAGCTCTTTTAATTGCTCACAGTCGTCCTTGAAATGGTATGCCTCATGAAACTCACTCCACTCTTCATCGATCAAAGATTTCTGGATTGATTTCTTCTTGGTCCCTGTCGTCAGAGAATAGGCTGATCGGAATTCCTCCGCTTGGTCCAGTAGACTGGTGTGAATGTACGAGTTCATTTTCAAGATAGTGGATAGCTTTTTTAATGTCGGAAGCCTTTGTTGCAGCACTTTTGTGACCGGCACGGCAAATATATTTAACTGCACAGCCAAGATGATAGTTTAGTTCCCAGTCTCTGATTGCATCCCAGCATTCAATTGATCCTCGGGTGTAGTAGGCAGGTGAGAAGTGGGCCATAGTTTAACTAGGTTAGAAACGGTATTGGAAAGGACAAAGTTCTGATGCTGTAAAGCTTTAAAGACAGTGATGATGTCTGCTTTGTCTGCGTGTTTGAGTGTGTCGTTAATTCTCCTCATCTTGAATTGCTGCTCCATTGTCAGCTCCAAGACAGGAGGTGGGGGTCCAAAGAATTGGTTGTGCGAGTCGGAAGTCATAGTCTTCGTGCTGTAGAATCTTAGCTAGCCGAGCATTGAGAAGAGCATCATCGTCTGATAATCCTTTCTCTCTGTATGCTTGACACACAGCTTCCCAGTGAAAGTCACACTTGTCAAGTAAATCAGCAGCACGCTTGACTCCGATACCAGGACAGCCAGGGTACCCATCAGTTGGGTCACCAGCTAGTGACTGTATCATATGCCAGCGGTCTCCATCTTCCTTGGTGATCTCTTCTACTTCACCCTTCATGTCCCAATAAGTACCAGGAATCTGAC